CGTAAGTAGGTCCCCTCTCGGGGCCGAAAGTTACGACTTGACCTCAGTTCCTTGACGGGAAGCATGAGGTACGGACTGGACGCGGTCATATTGTTGATCGTTCCAGTCATCGGTAACACCACCCTTTGCCGGGATGGTGGTTCCGCTTTGTCTTATCCCTGCGTTAACAAGGTGTAAGATAACTTTAGTCAGCGGGTCTCCCATCAGGATTCCCCTGACCATACGAATTCGGTAGAGGTCACCCTCTACCTGTTCGCCGAATCTAACTAAAGGGCCCTTGGCCCTGAAGTAGACCCATCTCGGTTGAAGGCACCTCAATGCCATCAATCGAAGACCCTTTGGTATACCCATCTTGGTCAACCAAAGGTTCCCAACTTCTCGAGCCACATTGTGGTTCATGAAGTCGGTTGCCGTTGTAAAGTCCGTACTGGACACAAACACCGGCTTATAGACGATAGTTTTAAAGGTATCGTCTAGTACATCTTCGAAACTGATAGTCTCAGGTTCGAAGACGATATCTTCAAGTGGCTCTCTAAAGAGGTCGTTGAAGAAATTCCAACCGTGGTTTGACTTCGTCATTCCAGATTGGCTAGATCTGAGAAAGCGCAAAGGCGCCGCACAGATCTTGTTGAGCACGTCTAAGATGATCTTAAGACATGCCCGACCCTTGGTGACGGCCCGGGATTTCCCCGGTTCGTCTACCATCACAACCGAGACGGAATATAATTCCTCTAGATTGTGTTTCATACATTCGTCTAGGCAAGCCCAGAAAATGTATGTACCAAAGTCATCACGAGAATATTTAATATCTCCAATGACTTTCATAGTATCCAGGTCCCGGACAGGGACACGGATACCAAGCTCTGCACATGCGATAATGTCATTAATCGCATGCAGAGTACCCAGCTCCTTGCGGTTATGTTCCCAGCAAGAAGCTGTAGTTACGGAAAGGCGAGCTTTGGTCGCCAAACCCGTAAAAGATTCTTCAGGTAGTTGTGAAACTGCCTTAAGAACCGAACGGTGAACTAATCGTGAGATTGGTTCACTCGGGACAGTCAAGACCTGCAGAAGCTTGGCCTTTGACTGTAATGAGACAACAAGGGGTGGAGTACCACACCCTCGTGTCTGACATAGAGTCCCTAAGATGTAAGTCTGATGGGGCTCCGGATACTTGTATGCTCTCTGTAAGGAGAACATAAAGTACTTCAGCCAACTAGGGAACGTCGATTCCCTTTTGACTGACGCTTTTACGTCCTTCCTGGCTTGTTTCAGGACGGCGTAAAATGTGACCGGGTATTCCTCTAGAGGAATTGCCAGTTCACCATCATGAAACTCATCTGATAACAGGTGAGACATCATGTATAAGAAGAAGCGGTCTGCCTTTTGGTAGGTCCACTTCTCCTCGGGCAGTGCAATAAACCGTTGGGCAAATGCACCGTCAATTGTTCGCAGCATCTCGAGGAATCGATGTGCTCGGACTTTGCCGCTACGGAGGGCGTAAGCCTCACCGTATAGGCGCCG